GGAGAAGTAAAAAGTTTCTTCATGCCCGCAGAACCAGAACATTATCCAGAAGGGTCTACTCACAGCGGACTAGTTGTTAGATGGGACACCACCGGAACGTTTGAGGGTCATGCCGGAAGCTTTATCAGTGAATATTATCACGATGGTGAAGTGTTCGTCAAGAGACCCGTTAAACCACATGGAGTGTATAACTTCGATTGGGTCACCAAAGAATGGGTCTTCAACTCCGAGTTATTCATTTCTGCCGTGCGCCAGATTCGTGATGGTTACCTCGCGGCTTCTGATTGGTCGCAATTATCTGATGCACCTCTGGCCGAAAGTGATAAATACAAGTGGCAGGAGTATCGTCAGGCACTAAGAGACTTGCCCGAAACTATAGACGGTATCCATGCAATAGATCAAATTGATTGGCCAGTACGACCATAGGTAAATAGGAAAATATAATGACTGCTATAGTAAGACAAACATTCGGTAGACACCTCGCAAAGTTGTTCCTAGGGGACAATGATTGTTATATCGGTATCGGTAAATCGGACACCTTCAGTGTAACCGACGCGGTCGTTTCTCCGTCAAATAATATACGAGAAGAACGTGAATTCCGAAACAACCTACAATCTATCAAGAAGGTAGAGGGGTCTACATTTGTCGTACCCCGCGTTAACTGGTCTTCCGGTACACTTTACTCTGGTTGGTTAGATTCCGTTAGACCGGACGATGGCCATGCCCAATACGTGATGACTGGATTGAATCATGTGTATGTTTGTATCTCCGAAGCGCGGAATAGTGTGGGTGAGCATATCCCATCTTTCATCGAACCACGATTTGGTATCGAGGAAGGCGTAGATCTGTTAGATACATTCACTACCGCAGATGGTTATACATGGAAATTCTTATTCGCACTAAGTACTACTAGAATCAACCAGTTTCTATCGTCGAACTATATACCGGTAGAACATATTGAAACTACGCCATCGGACGCTTTCCAACAACAACAACTCGATGTGCAAAACGGATCTATAGGCGGTCAGGTTATTAGTGCTATCGTAGAATCTGCTGGGTCTGGTTATACCGTGGCTCCATCTGTCACTGTTGTGGGTAATGGTACAGGAGCAACTGCGGTTGCCACTATCAATACCGGTGGACTACGAAAGATCACTATGACAAACTATGGTCAAGGATATGACTATGCGTCTTTCATAATCGAAGGCAACGCCAAAGCTCGTGCAATCGTTACTTCATCCGAAGGACTTGGCGCAAACCCTATAAATGATTTGAAAACATCTTCGATGTTGTTCACGATCAAACCCAATGGCACAGAGAATGGAACATTCGTTGTAGAAAATTCATTCCGACAAATTGGCCTATTGGAGAATCTTACTCTAGTAGGTTCTACGGATGTGTACAATGGCGTCTCAGCTAAAGTATTAAATACTCTAACACTAGATGTGGATGGTGGGTTCTCTGCGGGTAACAAGATTACCGGAGATGTCACGGGTGCTGTTGCATTCATCGATGACGTACAAGATAACATCATTCACTATCATCAAAACGAATCAACTGGCTTCGTGAAGTTCATCAACAGTGAAACTGTTTCCGAAATAGGCGGAACGGGTTCTGGTATCATATCTTCTACAGTGTCACTACATACTGTAGATAGGTACTCGGGAGAAGTACTATATATCGAGAACAGAGCAAGAATCATTCGAGACCAAGAACAACAAGAAGACATTAAAATAGTAATTACTGTTTAGGAATAGTCATGCCAAATAATTTTACAAAAGAAACGTTTGAAACTGTATATAAGGATGATTATAGAGACAGTGATAACTACCATAGAATTCTATTTAACTCGGGTAAAGCTTTACAAGCCCGTGAGTTAACACAATCTCAAACAATCATTCAAAATGAGATTGCGCGATTTGGTCGCAACATCTTTAGAGAGGGTGCAGCGGTACGAACCGGTAATCCGACCGTACAGAATTTCGAGTTCTTAAAACTAGACATTAGTACATACGGTTTGGATGGGTATGACTACACGGGAGTGTTGTTTACTGTAAACTCTGGTGGTGATGACCCTTTACAATTTAGAGTTGTAGAGATGATTGCAGCTGCGTCTCCAGACCCAGTTACATTTGTGATAAAGTACACCAACACCACGTCATCAACCGACAACACAGTGTCCGCACGTGTTGCGAATGGTGCTACCTTCATTGGTACTCACCCATTAGGTGGTTCGGTTACTCTACAAGCAGCATCGACTGCTGCGACTGGTAGAGGTACTAAAATTAACTCGGTAGAAGGAGATTTCTTTGTCGAGGGTCACTTCGTATTCGCACCACAACAATCTGCATTTATTTCTAAGTACACCGACACCCCCACGGCAGATTTCGGTTTCCGTGTTATCCAAGACATCGTTACTGTAGAAGATAGTACTGCGTTATTCGATAACCAAGGGGCATTCCCCAATCCCGCAGCTCCTGGCGCAGACCGTTATAGAATTCGTCTTGAACTAACTACGCGTGATCGAATTGTTGAAGGAGAGAACTTCGTATATATCGGCCGTGTCGTAAACGGTAAGATCAATGATCAAGTGGAATCCGTGGATGATTATAATGTCATCAATGACCTTTTGGCACTACGCACGAAAGAAGAGTCTGGTGATTATATTGCAAAAGAATTCAAGGCGATTTTCAGTGAAGGCGCAAGCGACACTCTAGATCTAGAAGTTACCGCAGGTACAGCGTATGTTGATGGATACCGTCTAGATTTTCCGAACACCCAATTAAATATTGATAAACCTCGCGATACTGTATTGATCAATAATAACAGCATTGCTGTAAACTATGGCAATTATATCCTTATTGATCCAGCAGAAACTGTTGGTATTGGAGGAATTAAAACCTTCTATACATATGAACTTCGCAAATCCGGTTCGGGTACACCGATCGGTACTTGTAAGGTGCGTGGACTGGAAAGAGTCAATAACGAATATAGACTATATGTGTTCGATATTCAGATGAATCCTGGCGAGACCTTCAGGACGGTTACTAGTCTATATGCACCAACTGGAGCCGGAGTACCGGCAAACCTAGATTACCAAGGTATAATCAAACCTCTGAATGCTATTAATGGCATCACACTATTCGGTTCTTCTGATAACAGTATAATGTTCTCGTTACCAAATGATCGACCAGAATCTCTATCCGACTATAATCTTACTGTACAAACTGTAGTACAGCAGACAGCTGTGGATAATAAAATTGTTATAACTGGTGATGTTGAATATTCTAGTAATTGGATTATAGCAAAGGCTTATAACGATAACTTAGATTCTGGTGAAACGCAAACATTCCTCAGTGACTTATCTGACGTTTCTCCATCTTATGTCAATGGACAGTGGGAATATACTGGATTGGATTCCGATGGAACTTATGCCATAGTATACTACACACGCAATTCGAATCCGCAAAGTAAAATTAAAACGTTAACTAACGAAACGTTATTGACGACTGCTGGATCATCAACAACTACAATTGACCTAACGCAAAATGATGTCATTTCTCTCATTAGTGTTACGGATATAACTGATCCAAATCCACTAAACCACTCTGATTTGACAAGTGTGTTCACTCTGGATGGTGGTCAACGCGACAATTATTATGGCCGCGGCAACCTTACTGTTAAGCCGGGACTAAGCATCCCAGACAACACAGATCTAGAAATTCAATTCTCTTACTTCAGTCATGGTGCCGGAGATTTCTTTGACGTTTCCTCTTACGATGGAATCCCATATCAAGATATCCCTAACCACACGTTGGCCTCGGGCGAAACAATTTCATTGCGAAATGTGATGGACTTCCGTCCGTCTAAAACTTCAACGGGAATTATCAATATTGCCAGCATAAATCCTTTGCCTAAGAACAAGAGTATCATTTCAGCTGATATCAGTTACTATATGCCTCGGGTAGATATATTGATTGCTAATACAGTCAACAGTAAAGGTAGAGTGGGTACAGGCGAATTGCAGGTAATCCAAGGTGAACCATCTTTAGATCCTAAAGAACCTAAGATTCCTACCGGTTCGTTAGCGTTATACACTTTCGATCTAAACCCGTATACTTTAGATGAGAACGATCTCGTAAAGACAAAGATCTCTCACAAACGATATACTATGAAAGATATTGCTGCACTCGATAAACGAGTCAGTGAATTGTACGAGTTAACCACACTGAGTCTTATTGAGACTAACACTAACGCATTGACTGTTGTTGATGCGAATGGTCTTGCCCGTACCAAGGCTGGATTCATTGCAGATGGTTTCTCATCGTTCAATTTCTCGGATGTGTTCGATCCAGAATATCGAGCCTCTATAGATCAAGGTAATCAGTTACAACCGTCATTCCGTGAACATATGGTTCAATTGAGAATGGACGACACCAATCCAGTAAATATCGCCTCGCATAAGGGTGACTTGGTTACATTGCCGTTTGTTGATGTGAATTTTGCGTCACAGACTCTTGCTACCAGTACAGTAAATGTCAATCCGTTTGAAGTTATTACTTCTAATGGTCACGTCACGTTGTCTCCATCTTCGGATGAGTGGGTAGAGACCACACGTCTTCCCGATATAATGTCAACAGCTGTACGTCGATTATCTACAAATCGTGCTGAGGCAACAGGCGCTCTTCGAGTCCGACGAACAACTACAATAACGGCAATCCAAGACTTTTTGGGTGACCGTGTAGTGGATGTGGAAATTGTCCCATTCATGCGTTCACGCAGAGTCTACTTTCAAGTAGATGGACTACGACCTAACACTAAGATGTTCCCTTTCTTTGGTAATCGTCCGGTTAGTGAGTGGGTTCGTCAAGAAAGTTCTTTTGTCAATTTCTCGGATCAAACGCAGGTCTTTGG